TATATCCTACGATACGACCAGCTGGTTGTGTACCAGTTACTACTATTGTATCGCCAACATTAACTGGAGCACCAGTTGATATTGTTATCTCAAAAGCTGTATCTGCTACAGCAACTGTACCGATTGTTGGACTGGCTGCACCAAGAACTGTTAAAGTCACTTCGGCCGATTGTACTTGTATATTCTGTGTCATTTTATTTTAATCCCATTGCACTTCTTCTACGCAAAGACATCCTTCTTTTAATGAGAGAGCGGCGCAGTTTCGCTCTTCTTGTCGTTTTCCATGCTCTTCTTAATAGTCTAGCTTTCTTCAATCTTGTTGTGGCAGGTATTCTTCTTACCGTATTTCCAGAAATCTTATAGCCTTTAAGTCTAGACCGCCTTCTATTCTTCTGAACTGTAATTCTACCTTTTTTATTACGTCTTATTCTTTTACGAATTCTTCTGACACGACCCATATTAATTATGTTTGGGTTTCTTTTAGCAACTTCATCTAACTCTTCAATTGAAGGTTCTTCAATAAGGTCAAATCTATCAGCTGCAGCATACTTTTTTGCTTCTTCTAGATACTTAGATGATATCTCATTCAGTCTAGCAACAATTAAATCTTTTGCTTCGTCTAATTTATTAGATATAAGTAAGTCTAAAAAACTCATTTTGCATCTTTAGCTTTATTACCACCAGCAGAGCTGTGGGCTTTAAATGCGAAGTCAGAACCTTTTCTAAAGTGTTCAGGACTTTTATGTACCATGTCTGCATATTTCTTTTTATTAACATCATTTAAAGACTTATGTACATTTGTCATAGCACTTGCTGTATAGTGGTCAACCTTTTGTGATTTTCCATTTGCAAACTTAACAGTCTTGTGTTGTTTGTTCGCAACAATGTTATGTAAATGGTCCATTGTACTTTCTTCAAATGTTCCATTATTTAGTCGGTTTACCTCTTCGGATTGTAAAGGAGTTTGAATGCCTTTAGGACCATAAGGAACTGTAAAGTATTTGTTTAACTTAGCATTATAATACAACGCAACTTTCATGCCATTAGGATATGGTCTGAAAGATTTTCTCTTAAGAAGTAAAACAAAAGGTGGGTCTTTAGGATTATCACCTTTCTTTTCTACTACTTGCTCTAGTTCAATAGGATGTTCCACCTCTTCACGAACAGCTCTTCTTGTTCTTTGAAAAATCTGTGGGTTATCTGTTAGAAGTCCAACCATTTTGCCAAATAAGTCTTGTAGTAACCTTCTCTCATGAGGAGGAAATACAGGTCGCTCAGTCTCCATTTTATCTAAGATACGATGAAGCTTTGCTAATTTAGTTTTATCGGCTAATCCAGCACGAACAAGAACATCAAACTTCTTATAGTTCTTTTTCTCTACTTTCTTTCGATTAGCTTCAAGCAGAGTATCTGTGCCTTTAAAATCTAATAAACTTTTCATTGAATCTTTACCTTAAAAGTGTTGAGTATTATCTAAACGCTGAATATGAGAGCCTTCTTCTTCAAACTCTGGTTCTGCATCAGCTGTGTCTTGTACTTCAACTTCTGGTGTTTCATAATCTTGATAACCTGTGGTCTGATTAATCTCATCAGGATTATTAATTTCATCCTGTGTCATTGGATTAACATCAGCAAACATATCTTTTGCAATATCATTTTTCTTGTCATCTAGACTTTGAAACGCTCTTTGTGATATAAGATTGTCTAGGCTTTCTGAAGCATCTTTAGCCTGAGCTGCAGCTACTTGGTTTATAAAATCAACTATTTCTGTCATAATTTTTCTCCGTTATTCTTTATTTATGCCACCAAACTTAGCTACGTCATCATCAAGTTCTGGTGTTTCTGATTCCGTATCGTCAGCGTCTTTTGTATTGTCTTCTGGTGGAAATTGACTAGCATCTACTTCGCTTTGGCCAAATGTAACTCCACTTTCCTGTTCTTCTGCAATCTCTGTTTCCATTGTTTCAATTTCTTCGCCAGACATATGCAGAACATTTTTCTTGACCCAATCTGTTGAATAATAACGACCAATATATGGGTCTACAACACTAAGAAGATTTACTCTTTCACGAAGCAATTCAGCTTCTCTTAGTTCTGTAAAGTTATTATCTTTAAGATAGTCATAATAAATATGTTCTTTCATGTGATGCCAATCTTCTACAGAGCAAATACCCTTAAGCACACATTGAGTTTTTAAAGCATGGTCGAATACTTGTGAAAATTTATTTCTTAATCGAGTTATAAATTTACCAAACTTAACTTCATCTCTTGTTACTTCAGTTGACCGACCGAGACCAATCATACCTCCGCTTGTTGGTTCCATTCTTGAGATTGGAACATTCAAAGATTGCATAAGTTTATTCTTAAAGTATTTTACGTCTTCTAATTCGCCAAGATTTTGACCAGCAGGCAATGTAGTAATTTCTGTTCCTTTGCCACCTTCTCTACGAGGTAACCAGAAATCTTCTAGCATTGACATATGTTTTCTGTCGTCTCTTAACTCACCAGTTGAAGCATCATAAACCATTTTGTTTCTATACTTAACCATTACATCTTTTAGATATTGTTCAGCCTTACCTTTTGGTAAGTTACCCACATCGATGTAAAATATTCTTCTTTCAGGTGCCCTTGATAATCTATAAATCACAATTGCATCTTCAACCATTCTTAATTGATTAAGTGGTTTAATTGCCTTGTGTAAGTATGAAATTACAAAAGTGTTCTTTGCATCCATAAGTCCAGAATTAACATTAATAATGGATTCAGGAGATATCTTTAGACCAGAATTTACATTTTGTCCAAAAGATTGTGTTGATTGACCTTTATCATTATAAACATAATACTCGGCCATTGATTCTATAATCATTGCACCGGTTTTAGGGTCTTTAATTTTCTTAACTTCACGCACTTTACGAATCTTGCGTGGGTCAATATATCTTAATTCTTTAATACCTTCTTTAGGTTTCTTTTCATCAACCACTATATGATAGTAAATTCTACCATCAATATACCATCTCTTAAATAAATCATCAGCATAATTATTAAAATTTAACATAGATAATACATTGTTAAACTCGTCTCTGATTTTTTTCTTTATTGAGTCTGGTTGTCTAAGGTTGTCTAGACGAATATCGACAGATTTGCCGGATTCATCATGTGTAATTGCTTCGTTGACAATATCGTCAATGGCCATTTCCATTTCTGCATGGTTTGCCATCTCCCGATATCTAGTAATAAGTTCTATCTCGTTACGAACCGAACCTTCTAAATCAAGATATGTACCATAATGAGCATTACCGCTAACGGTAACAGCACCATCGTCCATAGTTGTACTTGGTAAAGTAAAGGAAGGCGTAGAGGACGCTGATTCTTTCTCAATGTCCTTTTTGCCGAGCGTAAATCCGAAAAGTTTAATCGCCATAATTTATCATCCTATAAAAAAAATAGAGATGGCCAGAAAGGCCATCCTATTACACAACACCGTCTTCGACTGACTCCCACCATTGGTATGATAGAGTAACCGAGAATTCTTCCATTGTATCATTTGCACCCCAATCAACATCGATTGGTGTTAAGTCGGTTGGAAATAATCCGACAAAATTATATTTCTTAAGTGCGTCACCAGCTTTTCCAAATTGCGTTACCTGACCATCAACGGAATATCCGCCAGGTGAGGTTGCAAGTGGATTTCTCACATTAAGTGCATGACTATTGATACCGTTCATCCATCTTTCGAAGGCGTTACGGACACTAAAGTCTTCATCATTAATGACTGAGATTGTCCAGTCCATGAAGGTTCTATTACCTACAAATTTAAGTTCACGACCAAAGTATTGAACTGGAACAACACCAAGCGTAGCGCCCGGTAGTTGTGCAGTTTTACACATGAAGGTCATTTTTTGTTGTGCGTTTCCAGCATTAGAAAATGCAGGAAAAGGCATAGAGACTTCAAACAGATTGGGACGAGCACCGTCACCAATCATTTGACTTCTAAATTCGTTTACATTAAATGCCATTTAATTTCTCCTGTTTTATCTATTTATTAGAATTGTCCAACGACTTCATCGAATGAAACGCCGGTTCTAACTGCAACAAAGTTTAATTGAATAAAGTTAATTGACCTTGCTGGTTTGATGTAAATATCACCAACAAATCTGTTACTATCAATTACTTCGCCTGTATTATTTGACTCATCACAAACTACTCTAAAGTCTGTAATACCTCTACGACCTTGAATATCTCTTAGATATGGTTCAACAAGATTTACAAATGAAGCTCTTGTGAACTGGTCATTGAATTCAAACATTGAGAATCTAGCTGAGCGAGCAATTGCTTTCTCAATTATAATAAACAATCTTCGAACATTAATTCTATCAAAGGCAGATGGTTTTGATAACAATGTTTTGTCACCAAATAATTGTGTGCCTTCGCCTGGGAATGTCATGACTGGATTAATACCCTTTGTATAAAGAGTATCTCTTTCTGCTTTTGTAGGATTCCATGCAAGTTTCAATACATTTCGCATGATGCCTCTGTTAGGACCAGCAGGTGAGAACCAAGGGTCTCTTTCGAGGTCACTTCTCGCTGTTAGACCAGCAGTATCGCCATTTAAAGGTACCCAACGATATACATCATTGTACTTGTCATATTGATATTTCCATCCAGAATCCATAACTGCGTATGAAGATGATGTTAATCCATTTCTATAAGCAACTGTTGTTGTCGCAGGAGCTACAGCATTTACTACATCTGCTTTCTGTGGTGAAACATATGCCATGACATCTTTTCTTGTTCCAGCCAAAGTAATTACTTTCTGAGCTACTGTTGCACCTGTAGTTGGTCCTGCCATTAGTAAATTAACATCAACAGTATCTGCATTACCAAATTCATCATAAGCAATTATTGTGTTAGCAGCAGAAACTCCTGTGCCAGCACCATTTGTTAATGTGAATGTAGTTTGAGTTGATAAGTTTTTAAATACTTTAGCTGGTGTAACTGAAGTTCCCCAATTACCCGAAGTTAAGTTCGGTGCAACTGGATGTGCCATGTATCTAATATATCGTGATTGTTGAGTAATAACATCTTTATAGAAGTTTGCATTACCTGAATCATCTTTACCATCACCAGCTTTAGACATGAATGGAAATACTTCTAAAATAGTGTTAGCAACTCCATCTGAGAATTCGCCAAGTCTATCAATAACGATAGCATGAATCTCATCGAAAGTTGACCCGGCAGCTAATGCTTTGGCAGAAGTTGTAGGTTGGTCACTAAAGTTTGCTTTATAAGCCCAAGCTGCCCATGTTGATGCATCAGCAATTGAAACTTGTAATGAATTACCCTTAGTGCCAGGATATTTTGCAGCGTAAGCGCCGTGAGTTACAGCACCTACTGAATAATTTGCGTCCCAAGCTGCATCATTTGGTATGTAAATGCCCGGAGCAGCTTGAGCTGAAGTCGTAACTGTTGAGTTAAGATGTCCGCCTTCTCTGATTCGAACTGTTTTTAAATTACTTGAATATGCTAGAAAATTTGCCGCTGTGAACCAGAATTCATAATTAGTTGAACCAGGTTTGCCGAAAATACGGACAAGTTGCTGTTCATCTGATATAGTTGTTATCTCATTGACTGGACCCCAATCGGCTTTTATAGCAATACCACCAATACTAGTGGCGACTGAAGGGACAATTGTAGTCAGGTCTACTTCTGATACATTTACCCCCGGTGAGAGCTGAAATGCCATTTGATTACTCCTCTTATAAATGGGTCAATAATTGTTTGAATATATTTTTAATTTATACTCTATTTAGTGTTTTAGAAAGTTGAGGTTGGATAGTTCTTTATTGCATCAGTATTCATCCATCGTTCTCCGTCTGAATCAATCTCACTTTCTGGTTCTCGTCCGTCATCAAATACTCCAACTGGAGTTAATTCTTCATTTATTAACATATTTGCTTCTGCCAACATTTGTTTTCTTACATCCACATCTGTTTCGTCTCTAAACAATGATTGTGCAGTCAACCAACCAAATAAAACTAAACCCATAACTAGGTCATCGTTATTGCCTTCTTCAGCACCGTAAGAATCTCTCTGTCGGGCAAAAGTATTTAATTCGGCAATAGTGTCAAAATCATTTAATATAAGTTTGTCGTTTTCAATTAATGTCTTTAAATTAGCACACCCAATTTTCTTAACAGTTTTTGTAGTTCTAACGCCAAACGAAGTTGACCTTTTAAAACCACTAGATATAGCCTGTCCTTTTATGTGATGATGTTCTAACTTGTAAATATTTTCGTATTCAAGGTCATAGTGTAGAATGTCTACAACTTGTTGACCTATATTATTAGTTTCAATTAACGCAAAAGCGTCATTATACATTGTACCTACTTTGTAAATTACTGTTGGATAAAACAACAATGGTAATTTATTATTTCGATACTTAGCAACTTGTCTATATGGAGTTTCTGTTACATCTATTACCATGATGGCTGAGTAATCTAAATTAACTCCTTCAGCACAATCAACTGCCGCAATATACAAGTGTCCTTTAATAGGTTCCTCATATATATCTAAACCGTCATCTGAACGGATTGGATTATGAAATGCAAGGCTTCTCAGTTTAGTACCTGAAATTAGAGTTGCACTTGAACCAACAAATTCAGTTTCAAACTCAACACGGAATTGTTCTTCACTCGTGTTTCGTATTGTCTCATCTTTCCATTCTGCATCTCTACCTGGTACCATTGACCAGTGGACTTCGAGTGGTTTATATGTTGAGCGTTTTTCTTGTGCATCAACCCACATCTTATAGAATAGATTCAGCCCATTTGGCGTTGAGACTATAATTACTTTTGTAGTTGTTCCAGATGATATCACAGGATAAGTTGACTGAAAAAACTCTAGGGCCATATTATGAGGCACAAAAGCAAACTCATCTAAAAACACCATGTTGTAAGTACCTCCACGAACACCAGAAGCTGATGTTGCGTAGGCAAATATCTTAGACCCATTTTCTAATTCTAAATTACCTTTATTCCAAACTACAATGCCTTGTTGTAACCATAGAGGTAAATATTCGTAAGCCTTTTGTAATCTTCCTAAAATTTCCCTTGCAAGAGAACCTTTGTTAGCAAGAATACCTACTGTATATTCTTCTTGAAATAAAACACACCATAACATATATCCAACAGATGTCGTTGTTTTACCACACTGACGTGGCATCTTTGCAATATTAAATCTATTTGCATGAAACGACCTGACCATATCTTCTTGAAAAGGCCACATATCAAACGGCACTAAACCTTTATCTACATTAACTATTTGAACATAAGTTTTAATGAAATATACAGGGTCTTTGGAACACTTGACCAATTCAGCCACTTGTTCTTCAGTATAATTTAATTCGACACCTACACGTTTTAATCTAATATTACCCATGTAGCCATCAGCAATTGTTCTTACTTCAGCCATAATATAATATATCCTTTTACTATCTTATGTTATTTATCTTTCTTAGGAGTGACGTCCTTAGTAACATCTTTTTCATTGTTATTTAAAAACTTAACTAACTCCGTTGTAGAACCAACAAAAACAGCCTTATCTATATTCATATTTTTTGTATTTCCTGCAAATCCATGGTCATCTTTTGTTAAATCTCTACGAGTTTTTTGTATATTTAACAAATCTTTATTGGAATCAGATAGATTTTTAATCATAGCTGCAGCTACTTCATATGCTCTAGGGTGTTCAGACTCTCTAGCAACAGCTAAAAGATTATCTAAAGCATTACTGCCTTTATTAATTAAATCTTTAATATTATCTCGAGCAAATTCGGTGTCTTGTTCTGCTACTACTTCAATAGGAACAATTTCATGTTTTTTTTCTTGGACTGGTAGAATCTCCATTGTAGGAACAAAGTCTTTCTCATTATCTACATTGAAAAGTTCTGATAACTTATCGTTAGTTTTACTCATTATGTGAATGGGAACTCAGTAATTGTTTCAGAAAATCCATACTCATCTTCAGCATTAGCTGTAGCTGGGTCTGGCTGTGTTATAATAATAACTGTCTTAAGAGGTTCATTTTCAACCTTTGTTACAGTATAAGATGCATGTGATGTAACGCCTTCAATTATATCGTTTGCTTTCAATAAAGTATTTATGTTACTTACAACTACGATTCCATTATTAGAATTACTGAAGAAAGCCAAATCACCTTTAACATCTATATTTTTACCATCTGTGGTTTTAGTTGCAAAGATAGTTTCTTCATCAAGAAAATAGTTACTTTTTCCACTAGCTACATTAAAACTATTATTAGCATAATCAACAAAAACTTTTTGAGCAGATTTTGAAGCTGTTTCTATGTATAGGTTTGTCTCTGCTTGGCGAATTATTTTACCTTCTTTAACTGGAGGCCATATATAACCCTTTGCAGTAAATGTTAAATCCCAAATAATCAATCGAGTAGTTGTCATATCACCTTCATACTCTATACTTGGTGTAACTGAAGTTAAAACTACAGGCATATCATATTTTTGGTCCATGTCAGAAATAAAATCTACAGTAACGGTAAAATCTGGTGTAAAAAATGGTAATATCTGTTCTAGAATTTGTGTGCCGTCTTCAGTATTTCTTACATAAAGAGACATGTTAAACTGAAAGTTATAAGGAACAGGAACATATTGCGTTTTAAGATTCCTAGTGCCTGATGTTGCAGTAGGATTTGATGTATTAGCTGCAAAGTTCATTACACTAGATATTTGTTTTCTAGTTGTATCATAATCTAATCCTGATAACTCAAATGAAATACGAGGTACAACAGACTGAACAGCTTTTGTTAGATTAGGGTCAGATGTAATTCTTGTTATATATTTTTCTTTGGCACCATAAGACAAAGGAACTTTAAAATGTGTTTTAGCAGTTTCACCGTTAGCTGTATATCTTTGTAACACGATATCATTAAACATTGAGCCAAAAGCTACAATGACTTTTCTCATAGTACGATTATAAAAGTGTTTGTTACCTAGCATTTATACTTCTCCAAAAGGATTTGTTTCTGTGAAGTCAATTATAGAATCGGCTTCAGCTTCAAATCTCATATTATCGTCTATAGATTCAAATGCATTATTAGCATTAAAGTTCTCATCGACAATATTAATTTTTGCGACTGAACTTGATGTATTACCAATCAGGTTGGCATTATTTGCAAATGTTCCTTGAACTCTGATAATATCAATTGATGTGTTTGGATTAAAATCAAATACAATTGCACGAGCAGTTGAATTAGCTAAAGCTGGGCGTGATTCAACCAATGGTTGATATACAATCTCATCATTAACAAACTTGCCATTATACATAGTTTGAATAGTTTGTCTTGTTCTTGGATAGAACTTTCTTATTACTGTATCAATTTCTTCGACACCTGTACTAACAAGTTCATTAGAGAATACAAACTGTTTAAGTTTTAAAGCATAAACATAAACATTGCCACCACGGCCACGACCTAATGTGTGATACATTGCTTGGTCATTTTCGTGTTCAACAAATGTAATTTCAAAAAAGGCATCTACCACAGGAACATAAATTAAATCGCCTTCAAGAGGCCTTGTTTGGTCAGCTATCATACCAAATCTTCTACGAGACATAAGAAGAGTTATCTCATCTCGTATTTCTAAACCAAATTTAGATATGAAATCGCCTTCGCCATCCATACCAGTAATGTTCTCTAGGTACATCTCAAGAGAAAATGCAGACATATATTGTTTTAATGGGTCTTCGCCATATATGAAGTCCACAACATCACCAGACGTGCGTGGCATGTACCAAACATCCATACCATACATCTTCATCGCTTCAATCACAAGGTCTTCAACAGTCAGTTGTTCTTGTGTTATGCCCTTAGGAAAATTATTAAAATATAGATTAGTTCCCATAGTTAATTATCCATAAAATATTTCAGATGGAAGAACATTCATTACCTGCATTTCTTCTTCTATCTTTTCGATTTCGACTCGAGCTTCTTCCATAATTCTAGGACCATCTAAAGTTACTCCGCCGGGCATTTGTATGCCAGCAAATTTACTTAAGTTGCTACCCCATTGATATTTAATCTTAGCAGTGCTATATTGTTTTAAGAATCTATCATTCCAAACATCTGATACTCCTTCTATAGTAGCAGTTCCGTTAGTTATAGCAGCTACTGGATTTGCTTTTAAATGTATGATTGTTGGAGATAATATTTTATTAACTTGTACTTGTTTTCCATCACTTAATGTTATAAAGTCATTTTCAAGAAGTTGTTGGTCAAAATCTGTATCAGTTCCTGTAAGTGTATTGGCTGTAGTTGCAGCAGTTAATGTGCCTGTTATATTAATTACATCTGGTTGTAATGCTCTATAACATTCAATAACAACATAAGAACCTGGTGTAACATCTTGGGTCCAGTCAATATCTAACATAATTCTATTTCTATGTCGATTAAATCTAAATTGAGGAGTACCAACCATTAACAACTCTAGAGTTCTAAGATGTTGCATTGTAATTTCATAAGAGACATATGATACAGAAGTAAAATCAAATAAATCATTTAATCTTAATTGATATCTAATATCAAACATTCCCATTCCAGATGTGTCTGTAAATGGCATAATACCAGTTACAAATATAACACTGTCAGGAGCATATATCCATCTTCTTTGAATATCTGCAGCAGTAATTTGATGTTTTAAATACATCTTTTCTACGCCATCAAAATGATAGTCTTGAAAGAATTGTATTGAATCATCAATACGGTCTTCTACTTGGTCATCATCTACATTAATTTCAATGACAGGATGTCCGAGTCTGCGTAAGCAGTAATCTTTGTGTTGATTTCTTGTTGCTGGTTTTGACATAATCTACCTTTTATCCTAATGCAATTGAGAGAGCGAGTACATCACCAATTGTAGCGCCTGAAGCAGCTGCAAAAGTAACAGCACCGGAGCCATTTGTTGTTAATACCGTACCTGCGGAACCATCAGCTATCGGTAAACTATATGCTCCACGAACACTTAATCCTGGCACCGTAACTTTACTTTGAGAAGCAGAAAATGTTACTGCTGAATTACCTGCAAATGAACCGGAGTTGTTGAATTGAAGTTCTGTATTTAGACCTGCTACTTGCGTGGTTTTTATTTGACCAAGAGTATTTGCTGCAGTTTTGAAATAGATAATACCATCAGAATAGTTTAAAGCTAATTCACCAATAGCTATAACACCAAGAGATGGCACCGCACTTGCGGTGCTTGAATTGAATAATTGTATTTTTGTTTTCTGTGCCATTTAATTCAGTATGCCTAAAAAGTTCCACCAGAAGAAACATCTTCATCTGATTTCATTATTAAATCTAATTTATCTTCTTTTACTTTGTTTTTCTTAACTGCATTTTTTACTACTTTTTTAGCAACTACTTTTGGCTCAGTTTTTGGAAGTACTCTAATTTTCTTTTCTTTTGGCAACATCTTTTCTAATTTCTGAATGTATTTTCTTTGCTCAGAAATAGTTCTCTTATCAACTATTTTTTCAGACTCTAAATTTGCTATTTGCCTTTTTCTAATTGTTGCATCTTTCATTTGAGTATTCAATGCATTTTGTAATCTATGAGCATCAGGACTTCCATCTCCTGATATAGCTAAAATTTCTTCTTTATCTTTTAACTCACTTTTTAAATGAGCAAGTTCACTTGTTAAATCAATCTCTGTTTCTTTAGCATATAGATTTTTCTCTAACTGTTCTTTATCTTTAACTGCTTCTTCTAGAAATGATATTTGTGTTTGAAACATCATATTCTGTCTTAATATTGCATCTAAATTCTCAAAAATTATTTCATTATACTTACTTAAAAACTTGTCGTTGTTGTCTGCCATGATATAGACCTCTCATAATATGTTTAATTAAAATGTGCCACCTTGTAAGTGGGCAAATACTGGAACACCTGAACCACCTATTTGTAATAGATGGCCTTCTGTAGATGAATTTAATGATGTCACTGCACTTGTTCCTGCTCCTACTAATACTCCATTTGTTGCTAGAGTTGTTCTTCCTGTACCACCAGTACCCACTGCAACTGCACCCGATGTAATTTGTGTAGCTGCGATTGCAATATCAGCTCCAGTAGCAGCCGTTGTTCTTCCGTAAGCATCAACTGTCAATGAAGTTATGGTTTTAGCTGCACTCAAACTT